TGAATCAAGAACAGGTGCAGCAGTAACATATACTAATTCAGCAGCAGGTGACACAAAACTAGTTTTCACTCCTGCTAATGTAGTTACAAATCTTTTAACAACAGGAGGCATAATTGCTTTCCAATGTTTTGAAGATGGGGTTTGGACTATCTCTAGTAGATTAGGTGGAGCAGGAACCGCTACTACAGGTGCATTTGCATTTGCAGCGTAATAAATAATTAAGGGGCCCTTCGGGGCCTCTACAAAATTTAAGGAGAAAAATTATGGGAATAACATCAAAAGTAAGACAATCGGTAGCATTAACAGCCGATGGACAATTTCAAGCTTTAGTAGGTGGATCAGCTGTTAATATTACTAAATGTAATATTATGTCTGTGTTTATGCATGCTTCAGCAGCAGATGCTGAAATAAAAATATATAATGAAATTGGAAGTGCAAAAACAGCAGCTAAATTAATTTACCACGGTAAATTTGCATCAGCAGCAAACAACAGTCGTCAATTTGATTTACCTGGTGCAGGGATTTATGCTGACACTGGATTATATGCAGATCTAACTAACTGTGATTTCTGTTATATAATCGGAACATTTTAAAGGATTAGCCAATGGCGAATACTACTTCTGGATCATACGCATTTGATCAGAACTTTTCTATTGATGAAATTATACAAGATGCTTATGAGCGTATTGGTTTAGTTGGTACTTCCGGACATCAATTAAAAACAGCTAGAAGATCTTTAAATATTTTATTTCAAGAATGGGGAAACAGAGGTGCACACTTTTGGGAAATTGGAAACACTAATATTAATTTAATAGTAGGTTCTACTACTAATGTAAATGCAACTGACGAAGGTGCTGGAACATATACTTTTTATAGAAACTCAGTTGATAGTGCCGCAGCCGCAGCCGCTTCACCTCAAGCAACAACTGTCCCCGTAACAAATGTTTATGGTATTACAGATATTTTAAATGTTAACTATAGACAAAATTATAATACAACTTCACAATCAGATACAGGTTTAACTAAAGTTGCAAGAGACGCTTATGCTGCAACAGCAAATAAAGCAGCTAATGGAACGCCTTCACAATTTTGGATACAAAGATTTATTGATAAAGTTACTATAACTATTTACCCTTTACCTAACTCAACTGCTGCAAGTAATTATTTAAATATTCATTATGTAAAAAGAATTCAAGATGTAGGAGCTTACACTAATGCAACTGATACTCCTTACAGATTTATACCTTGTATGGTTGCAGGATTAACTTATTATTTATCTATGAAATTTGCACCACAAAGAACACAAGAAATGAAATTATTATATGAGGATGAATTTGCTAGAGCGTTATCAGAAGATGGATCTCCAGCTAGTACTTACATTACTCCTAAAGCATATTATCCAGGAGCATAACTATGGCACGATTCGCAAAAGGCAGTAGAGCATTAGCAATCTCCGATAGATCAGGGGCCGCGTTTCCTTATAAAGAAATGGTTAAAGAATGGACAGGAGCCTGGGTTCATAATTCTGAATTTGAAGCTAAGCAGCCGCAATTAGAGCCTCATCCAGTAGGAGCAGATCCTCAAGCTTTATTACACGCAAGACCTGCAAGAACAGAATTTCCAGTTCAAGATATTTTACCTAACAATCCTTTTACAACTACAGCTGCTAATAAAAGTGTTAGTGTTTCTTATCCTGCTAATAATTTTAATGAAGGTACAACTTATGTAAGATTTCAAGATGTTAAAAACCCAGTGGGGGGAGTCGTGATTACAATTTTAGAATTATCTACAACTTTAAATGGAGCACTTAATAATACTGCTACAACAATTCCTTTAACGAGTGCAGCATCTTTTCCAACAGCAGGATACATTGTTATTGAAAAAGTAGATCAAGATTCTGCATCATCAACTTTTGGACAATTTCAAAATGAAGTAGTTCAATACACAGGTATAGGTGGAAATAGTTTAACAGGATGTACTAGAGGAACTTCAGCACCCTATAAAGGAAATACACCTCCAGCTACAACTGCAGCTTCGCATGATACTCTAGCAAAAGTTTATGGATGTTATCTTGCAACAGCAGTGCCTTCTACAGTAGTGGTAGGACCAGTTGGACAAACAACTGTATTATATAATAATTTAACTTTTCCTTTAGTAGCTAATGCTACTAGTGCAGAAATAGGAGGCGGTTTTCAGTGTACAATTGGACCCGTTAATGATAGAGCTTAATTATGGCAGGATTATCACATTACACATATAGTACACTAGTAACAGCTATAAGAGATTATAGTGAAGTTGATGCAAATGTATTTACAGAAACTATTGTTGATGGATTTATTATGGCCGCTCAACACAGAATTAATTTAGACATTCCTATGGACTCAGATAGACATGTTCAAGAAGGAACAATGGCCGCTGATGTAAATAACATAAGAGTATCCGCAGGAGCTTTATTTGTAAGGGGGGTAGAAGTATTTAATGCAGCTAATACTACAGAACAAGGTTTCTGGTTAGAGAGACGTGATCAAACTTTTTTATCTGAATACGTTGGCAGATTAACAGGACCAGAAGGTTCTGCTACTGCGCAAGATGTAACAGGAAGACCTATATATTACTCTATGTTTGGTGGAGCAACAGGATTAAGTGATACTACTTCAGGATCTATTTATTTAGCGCCTACACCCGATGCTAATTACAATTTTAGAATATATTATAACAAAATGCCTGTAGGATTAGGTTCAGGATCCGATGGTAATTCTACAACGTACATTAGTAATTACTTCCCTCAAGGGCTGTTATATGCTTGTTTACTAGAAGCATTTGCCTTCTTAAAAGGACCGACAGACATGTTGACATTATACGAACAAAAGTATACTACTGAACTACAAAAGTTTGCAGCAATGCAAATTGGAAGACGAAGAAGAGATGATTACTCAGATGGTACAATAAGAATTGCAATCGAGTCACCACCTCAATAACTAGGAGAAAAAAATTATGGCAATAACATCAGCAATATGTAATTCATTCAAAGTACAAATTTTAACAGGTACACACAATTTCACAGTTACATCTGGAGATACTTTTAATTTAGCTTTATATACAAGTAGTGCTACTTTAAATAAATCTACAACAGTTTATATAACTACAAATGAAGTTGCGACAGCAACAGGATACACAGCAAAAGGAAAAGCACTTACAAGTGTAACACCAGTTTTATCAAGTGATACAGCGGTATGTGATTTTGCTAATGTCTCATGGACTTCTGCTTCTTTTACATCTAGAGGATGTTTAATTTTTAATGATTCAGTAGCAACTGATCCAGCGGTTTGTGCAATAGATTTTGGTGGAGATAAAACTGTAACTAGTGGAACTTTCACAATTGAATTTCCAGCACCTAATGCAGGTACAGCAATTATTGGTATAGCATAAGGAGTAGTTCCTTATGGCTAATACTTGGAACGCATCTGGCACACTCTGGGGACAAAACTCTTGGGGTGATCAAGGAACCGTTACAATATCTTTAACAGGACAATCTACAACAACAGCACTCGGAACAGTTATACCTTTCAATGAATTAGGTTGGGGCTCTGATACATACGGAACAGAAAATTGGGGCGAAAGTGCTTTTGATATAACTTTAACAGGACAATCTTTAACAACAACTTTAGGTATATTAACTTATGCAGGCGCAACTGATGGTTGGGGCCGTGATGCATGGGGAGATAATAACTGGGGCGAAAATGAAAGTACAGTTTCTTTAACCGGACTTTCTTTAACCGCTTCTCTTCCTAGTGTAGGTTGGGGTAATCAAGTATTTGGTTTTGAAAATGAAGGTTGGGGTGGAATCTATCAATTAAATCCAGCTTCAGTAATGGGATTAACAGGACTTTCAGCAACAAGTGCTTTAGGATCTCCAGTCGCTAGATCAGATAATACAACAGTATTAAGTGGTCAAGCAGCAACAACAAGCGTTGGTGCAATTATTCCTGAAATAGGAGTTCCTATAAGTGGACTTGCAGCAACAACAGCTTTAGGTTCTCCAGTTGCTAGAGGAGATTATACAGAATCATTAACAGGACTTGGATTAACAGGTACTCCAGGTTCAATTGTTGTTTCAACTAATCCAGTAATTCAACCTACAGGACTATCTTTAACTTCTGCAGTAGGTTCATTAGCACCGGCTGATGTAATGGGATTAACAGG